GATTAGATCACCGGTACCACTGATCGGGGAATCCCCGTTGTGGATCAGGGACATAGTAGCGTTGTCGTGCGGGTCGTATACGAAACCGGAAGTGCCCGCCAGCATCGCTTGGATTTGATCATTAAGAGGCAAAGGAGCGATCACTTCTTGCGAAAGAGCATATACCGGTCCGCCTGCAACGTTCGTAGCAGCTTCACGAACGCCACAAGCTTTCCTTCTCCAAGCTTCTTGAATTGCCATTGTCGGAGTTGCAGGACCGACATCGATATTGTCAACAAACAACCGAGCTACAACATTAATTGGATTTGTCCCAGACCAAGCTCCTGAAGTATAAAATAGAGTGTTCTCATCAAGCAGAGCAAGAACAGGAGCAGCAGTATTAGTAGGGGGAGTTGCAGCACCCCCTCCATGCGAAACCTTACGACGCCTTCTCTCTGCGAAGTTGACGTACATGGCTTACTCTTTCCAGTGAGAAATGATGATATCGATCGGTCCTCCTGCAGTGATAGAAGGCTTATAGAAAGCCATACCACTGCTGAACTCAACGATCTTCATATCAGAGACAACGATATCGTTGCCCTCAAGATCTTTCACATCTTGGAAGTTGACGCCATCGTTGCTTCCCTTAAGAGAAACAGTCCCGGTTCCGATGACCTGGATCGATGCGCAGACCATCGAAATGAGAGGATCATACATCTCGATAGCAGCATTGTCTGCAAGAGCGACTTGCTTCCAGGTAGCAATCCTGCGAGCATCATTCTTAGAGATCTTGACTTCAGGTTTCATTTCACACTCCTACGATTGCGTTTTCTTCTGGTACTCCCAGAAGGGTTCCAGGGCTAAGTTCAACTTCGAAGTTCACCTTGCACCAGTCGGCTGCTGCACCAACTTGGATTGAGATGTCACTGATGCATCTCATGACGTGAGGAGCACAGTCTTTTGTACCACTCGGTGGAACGAAGCCAGTAACGGCTGGCATCTTGAACCAAGTATAGGCATTCGCATTCCACCAAGCCTGCCATGCATTAAGGTCAGACCATTTCATGGCAATGACCATTCTGATCCGAGTTGGGAGATTAGTGTATCTCCTTCTCTGCCGAGCATATCCAGATTCCATTGTACTTCTGGAAAGACCTGAGTTCATTTCCATGCTGTATGGATTCCATTCAGGAAGTCTAAATGCGCTAGGGTAAACTGTTATGGCCATTTAGAAGGCTCCTCTTAAGAATGGTGAAGCTTTCGCGAATACGCGTTCATCGTAATTCAAACCTGTGATGGCAACCTGAATACCTTCTACATGTTCAACCTTAGTGACGATAAAGTCTTTGAAGAATGTGCTTAGTTTCCCAAAGGCATATGTTGTCGGTTCAACACCTTGTCCAACCCCCACGACTGGCAGAGGGGTTGGGAGTATGCCAATGTAATCTGTTGCTCCGCGTGTGATGGCGTAAGGTCCAATAGGTTGACCTTTGTCTCCTTTGAAGAGAACATAGTGATTTGTTCCAGACCAGTCAAGTGCTTTATCGAACATTACCTGAAGACCATTCAGTCCAACGACGTTGCCGCCTTGTCCCCAGTTCGGCAATGCGTGCTGAACGCCAATCCTATCTCCAAGTCTTGGAATGTGTCCTTCAAGTTCAGTCTTGAACTGAACTAGTAACCTCTGGTAAGCTTTTCTCTCCCAATATAGGTCAGCAAACTCCTGTGCTTGAGTTTTATCAGAGCAACCAAACAGATTGATAGTCTCTGGGATAACGCTGTCTACCGGAGTTCTTACATAAGCAGGATCGAAAGTAGAGGGGTCGCGATATTCTACTTCAACACCATCAGCCTCAGTATAATCATCGAACGTGTACGAAAGAGAAAATGAGTTCTCAACCATGTTACCTTCAGAGAACATAGCAGTTCTGATTGGTTTAACACCATCATGAACAATGGACAACTGCTGACCGTCAAGAAGAGGTCTTGCGATGACAGGCTGAAGGATTGTCTTCATCGCTTCGTACATCGATACTCGACCAGTGAAAACGCCGTTGAAGCCGGGGGATGCTGCCCAGCCCGCCGCCGCCGCGTTCAGGGTTTGCATATCAATATCAGCTTCTGTTCTCCCTGCTCCATAAAGAACGTTCGTGTAAGCATCGTAAAGAATATATGCTGGGTTCTTCGTAAATTGGAGTGCAGATTGTCCAGGAACTTTAATCTTCCTTCTCGCTCGAACAGAAACTCGAGTAGAGCTCGTTGCAGAGATCATCTCATTTGCTCTTATGCGAAGAGCAAGAAGAGTACATCCTTCATAGATTATTCTGCTAAGTGACAATTCTCTTTCCATACGGCAACCTTGCCATACGATTAGATCGATCTGCGTATTTGTACCTTTCGGAGTAATCCTTCTCATCTTAACTCGCCAGTTGGAAACACCCCCAGGTTGAATAACGTATGACACTCTTATTGCTTCATTGGTCTGAGCTGTGATGCTTTTTGCAAATGTTAAAATGTTGCCAACAGGGTTAAGATTTGCATCTACTTGTTGTACTTGGAATTCGAATTGAAGCGTTCTTGCTCCGAGAGCTCCAGTTGAACTGTTCAAGGTGTAAAGACCTGTTGGCAGTTCAACATCAAAGAAAAGAGTGCCGCCCACACTTTGTGCTTCACTGACTACGTACCAACCAAGTGTAATGGCATCATCCAATCTAAGGTTGTTAACTGCAGCAGAAACAACCATGTTCTCATTAAATCTTCTTTCAGGCTTTAGAGTGAATAAAGGAGATATGTTACCAAGAGCTCCTTGATGCATTTCAGGCTTAACAACATGATACTGCCAAGTGCCTGCAGGCAATTGGGAAATTGGAGTGTCACCGAGTTTTACCTCAGTAACATCAACATCGCCTTGACCAAGACAGAAAAGCTGATCAAGGTATTGATCATTCTTAGTTAGATCAGCAGATGAATCCGGTCTATAAGTATTGTACAAAACAAATGTTGTTGTTTGTTCGTTTTTATAAGCTCCGCTTTTGAAGGTCTTAATAGACCACGACTTAATGAGCGTGCTTCTTACAAACCCGGTAGAGTTCTGTTGTACTCCATTCAGCCAGATTTGCGTGGTTGAGAACACGCGTACGGTTTCAGTCTGTGCTTGGTTTTGATCATCAATAAAAAGAAGCTTCTGATACGAAGAAGAGACTTGAATCCAACCGCTTCCCATAACTGGATAAGTGCCAGTTCCTGAAGGAAGGCCTGGACCTCCGTATTGCTTCATAGCATTAGCGCGATCCGTCTTTTCAGCATAAGCAGCTATAATATTTACGCCAGGCACAGCAACGTTATCAACGAGATCGTAGAAACTGTAAGGGCTTGCAGCCAAGTCTGGCGGGAATACGACTTCTCCGTAAACAACAGGTATCGTTTGACCAAGCCGCGCAGCGTTCTGCTTATTTGAAACGGAGTATGCCGGGTTCGGGTCTGCAACATCTGCGAATTCAGGAGTAGTAGGCTTCTCAGCAAACAGAAGATTGATCAAATAGCTTACAGCTGCACTAACAAATGCAGTGATAAGCGCAGTAATCAGAATCTCAAACTGAGGAGAAACAAGAAGCAGTACAACATCATCTTCTTTGGGCTCGTAATCCAAATCATCAATTGGCCATTCGACACTGTTAACGAAGAAGCGGATTCCAGAACCGAATCCATTCGGATAGAGTTCCTGAAGCAAATCAATGACAGACCTACCATTGCAGTTATGAATCTCACGATCCATAATGTTGAGTGGGTTCTTGCAGATGACTACTGTTGCCACTTATAGAACTCCACAAGCTTAGGATCATGATTTGCCAAGAACCTTCCAAGCGTTTGGAAGATTACTCCATCAGGATTGACTGCATGAAGAACACCCCCCGCGATGTGGATTCCCAAATGATACGGAGCAGTGCGATGACGCACAACCACAACGCACCATTCTTCAGGTTGTTCGATTCTTTTGCCAGAGCCAGTTTCCAGCTGATCTTGAATGGCTCCTTGCATAATCTTGATCACATTGTCCGTCACGTAAGTAGCAGACCAGTCGGGAAGCGCGATATCGTGCACCTCACGCCACACGTGAAGCAGCAATCCGTAGCAATCCATGCCAGACTTTTCACGGCCACCAGCCTTGAATGGCACGCCGACAAGAGAATTGATATATTCATACTTATCGATCATCTGTCGAGTCCCGGGAAAGAATCAGGTCGATATACGTTACGTGGGAAAGGACGATTGAGCACGTCCGCTCTCGTTGCAACAGCAGTCAGAGTTTCAATCGTAAGATCGACCTGCAAGATCGTAAGCTTCAGGGGCGGGTTATTCTGCGGTTCCGTCAGTGGTCGATTCAAGTATACTCTGTACGTGCATTCGATTGGTCTACGCGGAGCTAATGAAGCTGCATTCAGTTCTTCAATAAGTTCCTGGCCAATGTTTGTAATGGCAATTTGTAGGTCTTGACGACCAGAGTCATCCTTGACCGGAAGTCTTAACTGGAAAGGAATGCACTGAAAGACTTGATTCGACAAATCTTCCAGAAGGAACTCCCATTGTACGTTGTCGTTTGTAAGGAAGTAATTTCTGCTAAATGCAACATGACTGAATTGCAAAGTTTCGATGTAGCGTTCGCCATCGGGATTCGAAGCATATATTCTTTTCAGTTCTTCGCTTATCGGCATTATCTTGCTCTGTTCACTCTGTATGTGCGTTCGATGGATTGCGAGATTGCATTGCCGCCTCTGATAACGGCACCAGCAACAAGATCTTGGACTTCTTCGATAGTAACAAATGTCCGATCCCCCTCGGTCCGAGCCGTCGCAACGGTACCGGGCGCGTTGTTGTTGACGATGACAACTGGCGCTTGCGAAACGTTTGCATTCGCGTTAGGTTGATAGTATGGATCAGTGCTCCTAAGAGAAGTAACTGGCGATGTGCTGCCAATTCTCGCAAAACCTTGAGCACTTGGCAAAGCAGGACCAGCAACAGTTCTTGCTCCAACAGAGAAAGGACTCGGAACGTTGAAACCAAAGCCAGCCGTGAGAATCTTGAACGTCAACCACTTAGCAAGAATCTTTCCGAGTTCTTGAAGGATGGTCTTCGCCATTTCCTTGAATGCATCAGAAGCAGACTTTGCTCCGAAAGCAATATCTGCAAGACCTTGCCCGATTGCGCTTCCAGTTACTTCAGCAAGATCTTCCATCTCCTTCTTAAGATCGCCAGTGGCTCCTCCGAGTTCCTGCTGCGCACGTTTCATAAGTTCTGCGTATTCTGCAGTTCCAGCGAGAGAAGCTCCATAACGATTCCAGAGTTCTTGAAGTCTCTGAAGTTCAAGAGCATCTTTCTCAGATTCCGTTCTATATTCCTTCAGAGCATCTGTAAGTTCCTTCAGTTCTTCTGCTGATTCGCTTGCACCACCCCCACCACCGCCGCCAGCAGTAGCTGCTCTACGCTTTTCCAGTTCTGCAGAGATAGCTTCTTCAGTTTCAAGACGAAGCTTCTGCTGACCGCGGAATTCATTGAGAGCTACAGAAGCAGCCTGAATCTCACCTGTGGTTGTTGCGCTTACAAGAGCGTCAGAAAGCTTCTTCTCTTGTTCTGCAAAGTCTCCGGCTGCACGAGCATATTCTTCTGTAGCACCAGAACGAAGCGCATTGAGTTGTGCTTCAAGTCCAATGTTGCTAAGGTTCAAAGAACCTGTAAGAGACTTCAGATCAGCGATAGCATTGTAAACGCGTGATGCCTGTGCGTAAGCGTTGGCCAACTGACCAGCGTATGATGCTGCCGCCCGTGCAGCCGCTTCAGTTTCTGCAGCAATCTGACGTGTAGTGTAATAAAGTTGATAAGCTTGCTTTGTTCTTTAAGCAGAACTCTCAAGCTTAACAGCTTCCTTCAAAGAGTTGTAGTACTGTCTGTATGCTTTGGCAGTATTTTCTGCGTATTGAGCATTTGCTTGCTCTTGCGCTCCCATCTGGCGCAGAGCGTAGTATTGTTCATAGCCTTGCTGAACTCTGCGCTTCTCAGTCTCTGCTTGAATTTCAGCTTGCCGAGAAATTTCTCTGGAAGCACCATATTGTTCGTAAGCAAGAGAAAGACCTGTCTTCTGAGCAGCAACAGTCTTCTCGTACTGCAGAGCAACGAGAGCAGTTGCTTCAATGAATGCTCTCTGAGCTGCAGTCATATCCTCAACGGATCCTGCAGCTTCTTTCACTCGAGCATTCAAGTCAGCAAAGATTTCAATTCTTCTAGAATCCTCTGTCGCAGGATTCTCAAGTTCATCAAGAAGATTAAGGAAATCTATGATTGGTTGTCTGTTGGCAGAACCGACAGATGAATTAATCTCTAGAAGATCGTCTCTGACCTTCTGCATTCTTGTTCTTCCGCCTTGGAGATAGCCTTCCCCCGCGACTAGTTCTCCAATCGTTGTGGCGATCTTATCAAGTTCATCAGCAAGCTTGATTTCATTAAGCTTCTTTAGATCACCCACAAAAGCTCTTACGGCATCTGAACTGCTTCCAAATTCTTCTTGCAGAACAGAAGAACTTCCTGCTGCCAGCTTGCTAATCTTAACGTATTCATTGAGAACTTCGTTTGATGCTTCAAGTTGCTTCTTAACAGTCTGAAGCGCATCGACCATATCTCTTCCGAGAAGCCTAATAGCAGTCGGAATGATTGCAGCTAAAGCACCAACTGCCGCTCCAAGCAGACCGAATCCGCCAAGCAACTGTGGCATTTGTTGAGCGAAGATGCGGCCAGCATCAGTGCCCATTTCCAACTGAACAGCGATATCGCTGATCTGGTATGCTACGTTCGTAAGAGCATTGTTTCTTTGTCCAACAGACCTGGTTGTCTTACCAAGTATGTTCATGCTGTTGGAGAAATTCTGTGTACTCTCAGTCGTAGTTCTTACTTCTTTGTTAAGAAGCTGTAGGTTCCTGTTAAGCTGAAGAAGCTCACGACCACCTTGAGTCTCTACTAGGATACGGTAGATCTCTGTTTCGGTTGCCATCAGAACTTACCTCTGCGATTACGAGTAGAACGTCTGCGGGTTCTATTATTTCCAGGTCCAACGAACCTTCTACTGAACAATCCAGGACCACCAAATTCTACCATTGGCAAGAAGTATGGTACTGGAGAACCTTTTGAAGGACCACCAGTTCTATAACCATATCTCAAACCTAGCTGATCAGAAAGAATGTAACTATAAGCGACAGAGACATCAATATTAGCTCTGGCAATTGCTCTGGTAACATGATACATCACACCCCCAGGCATGGGTCCCTTACGATTCCAGTTATCTTCCACAGTGGAAGCATGCGGTGCAAAGTTGATAATTCGAATGATTGAACCTTTTGGTACACCGCGCTGAAGAATAGCGCGCATACCTTCGGGGGTGACTTCATTATTGTTAATGAAGAACACAAGACTTTGCTTATACTTGTATGAATGAAGTTTTGCTCTCTCGCCAATAGGAGCTCTCTGGTTGTAAAGAGCAAGCCATTGATAAATCACATCAGAAATGAATGTTTCTTCCTGATTGCGAACAAAGCTTATCGCATTCGGGAAAGTGAGATATCTTGCTGGAATCTTATCAAAGTCTCTTTTAATTGTGCGACCATTCTGACGAAGAAAAGTGAAGTAGCCACTCTTCTCTTTCGGGAACCTGCCCGACGATTGGTGCCGGGCAAGTTGATTCTTTGCGGTTTGCAGAACATGCTGTTGCAACTGCAGAGTCGCTGCAGCAACAATCTTAGAATCCCTAGGGTTTACCACAACGGCCATTAGAAGTTCATCACTTGCTTGACGATATCGTTCTCGTCCAGTTCCATTATGTTGTTAGGATTCTTGTTCTGCTCCTTGTGACGCATCAAGTAGAACTTCATCCAGTTGAAGTACTCGGCGATTGTCATCTCATTAACAAGTCGAGTAACAGTCATACCAAGCTTCTCTGCCAACAGGTAAAGATTGTACTCGTGCGTTGTC